AATTTTCTTACCTACTAACTCTTTTACCCACATATTTTCAGCTATACCAGTTCCACCTTCGTTTAAAGTTTTTTTAACTTCTTCGCGGATTAAGTTTCTAAATTCTGATGTTTTCATTGTATTTGTATTTAATATAAATATCTAAACAGTAAAAAAGACCATATTTCTATGGCCTCTTTACATATATTGATGATACTAAAATTATTAGAATTGCAAAATTGCGTAATCGTATTTCAATGTTAATTGAATATTTACAGCATCTTCAGTAGCCCAATCAAAGTCACCAAAGTTAGCGTCTCCGATATAAGCACCTTTTAAAGTCCATTCTTCAACTTTATCACCTACTGGCCCTAAAGCATTGAAAGTAATGTCTTTCTTGTAAAAGTCAGAATAACCATCACGACCTGTTACAGACTCATGAGATAAACGAACCCATTCCATTACTGCTTGAGAAGCTGAAGGAACTACTGGATCGTATAAAGTAATTGATACATCATTCCAACGTCCTTTTCCTTTTAATTTTCTTTCTACGTTGATATGATCTAATACCACATCACCGAAAGTAATACCTGGACGATTAGTCGCTTTAATTAAATAAGCAGGGATACCTTCAATGTACATGATAAAACGGTTAGCCACTTTTGGTTCAAAAGCGGTAAACATTATTTCGGTTGGGTCTAATAATTCAGCCATTGTTTTTTTTGTTTAGTATTTCTTTAATATAAATATCTTTCTTTTGTAAAAACTATACCATTTATATATTAGGCATCAGTTTTTTTTATATTAATAAATATGATGATACTTAAAAACAAAAGAAAAGCCCCTATTTCTAGAGGCTTTATCTTTATTGTAATTTTAATTATTGAGCAAATGCTGCACCGGTAGGTAAGATGTTGAAATCAATAATAATGAATTCAGCGGTCTTAGCTGGTTGCAAGAATATTTGACCATACATAATGTTACGATCGATAATATCTGGAGTGTTATTTGTTTCATCCATTACAACTTTAAAGCTATATAAACCTTGGCGTTGTTGCACTGATTCCAAATAAGGATTACAGATATTTAAGAAACGGTTACGAGTTGCTGCTGTATTGTTTTCAAATACTAAATACTTAGTAGCTGATGCAATGTATTTCTTAACAGCAATTAATAAACGACGAACATTGATACGATCCAATGCTGAAGGTTTAGCTTGAAGAGTCTTTTGACCCCATACACAAACACCTTGACCAGGGAAAGTAGCAATAGGATTAACGCGACCTTCATACAACTCATCTCTTTCAGCGTGAGTTAAACGAGTATAAGCGTCTAATACTGTTGATAAACCACCGCGATTTAAACCTGCAGGTGCATACCATTCAGCAGCTACTCTATCATTGAAAGCTAACACGCCTGGAATTACCACACTTGGTGGTACCCATACTGGTTTGTTAATATTAGCGTCTACAATCTTCACCCAAGGGTAGTAAGTAGCAGCATAGTTATTATCTAAAGCTTCAACTGCTGAAGTAGCAGCAGCAATATTTCCAGTTAAGCCAACACAATCAAATACTAAGAAAGTATCACCTCTGTCAATACACATATTAGCAGCGTAATCAATTACTGCAGAGTGAGCATCTTGAATAACACCTGGAAGAGCTATCATATTAATGTCTAACTCATCAGGATTAGATACTGCATCAATTGCATTTTTGTATACTGAATAATCAGCAGCTGTTGCACTTGATAAATCATATCCTTGAGTATTTGCAGCTACGATATCAGCTCCTACTAAAATTCTACGGTTAGATTGAATACCGTCTGATCCACCTTGGAAAGGAACGATAAACTTACGAGAGTCAATTGAAGTAGCTGTCGTTAAGTCAATAGCATTACTGCCTAAAGTTGAATCTTCTAAACAATTAGATAATAAGAATTTAGCATTTGAACCAATCGTTGCATTTGCTGCAGGAAGTGGTTTTAAGTAATTGATGTTATCTGTGTTTACGAAATCATATTCAAATCCAAAATGCTTACGTTTGTTGTAAATACCATTGATAGTTTGAGCAGTTGCAAAACTAGCAGAAGGTATATTTCCAAAAGCTGAAGGTAATGGATTAAATAAAGCGGCAAATCCGAAAGGAACTAACTCTGGAGAATAAACTCCTTTAGCTACGTTATCATCTACTTCAACATATACATATTTAGATTTACTTGGATAATCTCCAGATACAATAACTTTACCTGAAGTAAATGTCATATATTGGTCACCAATTACTCTTGCAATGTATCTTGCAGAATTAGGATCTAAATTAACGTTATCAAACGATTCTAATATACTAGGACGAACATCTGAGTCTTGAGTTGTATATGGAGAACCAATTGCGTTTAATTTAGTTTGATCTACGGCGCGAATTGTTACGGTAAATGAACCATATTCAGATCCAGCTACTGTTCCAGCAGGTTTGATATTTGAAATAGCAACTTTAGTTTCGTAATTTGAATGAATACCATCAGCGATAGTATGCAATTTGAATAAATTCTGATTAGCAGCTGCTACTGTCTGAGAAATGATCCATGGAGTTTGAGCTTCCATATAACCATCAGTGAAATCAAATGATCCAGTTTGAATAGAAATAGTACAAGCAGGGTCAGCAGCTAATGAAGCTGATGCAGCTTTAGTAAACATTGTATACAAATAACCTGGAGTTGAAGTTGTGTTAGCAGTCTTGCTAAATACTTTAGTTAAAAAGTTAGCATTTGAGCTATTTAATGAAGCGCTATAAATAGCAGATCCATTTCCTACAGCGTTAGGGAATGCAGCGGTATCAACTGTATATGAACCAGATACGTTAATTACGAACGATCCTGAGATATTTGAAGTTAATGCTGATGCTTGAAACAATGGAGTAGTACCATTATAAAATGCAGTAGTCTCTGAAACTACTTGCGAAGGGTGAATTAATGCAATATGTCTAGAACCGAATGAACCAGTAGCTACTAACGCTAAAGGACTTGATAATTCATATCCATCATCATGTAAAGTACGAACAACTGTTAATTGTCCTGAATTTGCTAAATACTCCTTAGCTGCGTAAGGTAAGTATAAATTTGGATTGGTATCACCGAAAATTTGAACGAACTCGCTATATGAAGTTACTGATGTTGGAATCATTGCTGGACCTTTTGTGGTTGGTCCTACAAATGCTGCTCCAATACCGGCAATTCCTTGAGGTAAGAACGACAAATCTTTTTCTTCGGTAAAGACACCGGGGCTAACGATTTTTTCTGCCATTGTGTTTTTATGTTTAAGATTTGGTTGTTAAAAGATTATTTATCTACTAATAAATATGGTTTGTTTTGGTCAAACAGAAGATTAGAGTATAGTAATTACTCCTGTTTCTACATCAATTTCGCCTTCACCATACTTAGTAGTAATGTCTGCAGCTAGCTTTTCTTCTTCAGTTTGAATAGACAAATATTCTTTAGTAAATTCCAATTCTAACTCGCTTAAGCGATTGGTTTGCTCGTTAACGATGATTTGCTCTACTTTAAGCTGACCTAATTGAGCAGTGATTGTTGCGTATTTTGTACGAAGCTCTTGAACTTGTTTTAGTTCTTGTTCTGTTAATTTGATTTCTGACATAACTAATTTATTTATATTATTATATTAATTTATTAAATTTTACATTACTTAAAATGTACATTAATAATTATGGGCTGTTCTTTTGAAACTAATTGATTAACAAATGAATATTTGTTTTTAGTTTATTGTTATTAGATTGCATTGTATTTACAATTTAAACTATACGTACATCCTTGTATTACTTGATTGTGCAGCCGATCTTTAAAGTCAAGTACTCTTATAGGATAAAAGTTTGTCGACTGTACCTTTTGATTAAAATAGCGTTTATTAATGACTATAATTTATTTAACATGTATTTTTCTGCATTTTTAATTTGATCATTTACACATTCCATTTTTGAAATAATAGATGTATCAATTAAATCTGGATGAACCCACCAATCTTCATATGAATGTGCATCGTCAGGCGCAATATCATTTACTATTAGCTTGTATCCTTTAGCAGTTAAAAACTTTCTAGATTTTTCTCTACATGTTCTGCTAACATCACATCTATGATCATGCTCGTATGTTATAACTCCGAATTTGCAAGTTTCAAATGGAATCATTGTTAAAATTTTATATGTAGTTTCTGCAGGCTCACAATCTATTTGTAAATAATCAATTTCATATTTGTCGTCAATTGAAGTAAAATGTTTAGCAATTAAATCTGTATAATTAATTTGAGTAGCATCTACTGCTATTGCTTGGTTTTTTCTTTGAGCATTGAATTTATCAACTTCTGGTTGTTTAATATCAATTGATACTCCGGTCCAATCAAATTGTGTTTCTAATAAAGCTGTATTGCTATTGAAAAATGGATCATTTGATCCTATTTCTAAATAAGTCCCATTTCGCTTTCCATTGTGCATTGACAATGTAAACATATCTTGATAAGTTTGTGCATAGTTAGTTTTAATTTTCTCAGCCTCTGTAAACTTAAAACGTAAATCGAAATATTTAGACTCTGTATATTTGTTATTGAAGGTTAGCATTGCTCCAATATTAATAATATTATTAGATGTTACTGCAGTATAAAACTCATTCATAACATTTGAATAATCATCAATTAATTTATAAAATAACAATCTAGATTCTCTACTTAATCCTTTTTGAAATCCAGAAAGTGCTTTTTGAAATATCAATACATACTCTCCTAAATATCCAATGTCAGTAATAGTAGGTTTAGCATTGTTAATAAATTGCAATCCAATATTAGACATTGTATAAGCCCCGTGCCAATCTTTATGATACTCAGCATATTGACTGTATATAAGATAAGCTTCTGGTCGAGTTGGTTCATATGAGATAGCATTATGTATTAGCGATTTTTCAGTTGCTGGTCTTCTTCCTTGTTTAGATAGACACTTAGACATTCGAATTAAAGACTCGTATACTATATCTCGGTTT